TTCGGTGATGCCGTTTATATCGCGGAGGATTGCACCTACCAACAAGCGATGCACTGGGAGCTGGGTCGCTTTGCCGACTATATCGACACGTCGCACGCGCTCATCTGTACGCATGATGGGTTTATTGCAAACCCTCACCTTTGGCAGGATACATGGCTTGAATACGATATGATTGGAGCGCCTTGGCCTGCGTTCTGGAACGTCGGGCATCGCGTCGGAAATACAGGCTTCACGCTTCAGAGTCAGAAATTCTTGCAAATGGCAGCAAAGGCCGAAGCACTCTGGAAGGGTGAGGCGGGAGATGTCTTTTTGTGTCGCACAATGGAGCAAGGGTTTCGAGATAATGGCATCAAATACGCTCCGGTGAACGTAGCGGCGGCCTTTTCTTGGGAGCATTACATCGAAGAAAATACAGCAGGCCCAAATCATTCTTTCGGTTTTCACGGGTGGGTGGCAGGTAAAACGCGCGAACAATACTATACGTTTTGAATATTTTAATTATTTACCATTTGAGGCTCGGAGACATTGCGCGGTGCTTGCCAATAGCGAAACATTTCGCGGATCAAGGCCACGATGTAATGTTCGAGTGCTTGCCGGAGTATCACGGTCTTTTCGAGATGGTGGATTATTGTAAACCGCTCTACCCGCAGAATGACCATAGTGGATTTCACCGCATCATCAACTTGCAAATTTGGCCGGACTTGCACGAAGACTTTTGCGCGAGCGAACTAGGCTGGAGCGACTACGTTTACGGACTATTTCCCGAAGGTAAAGATATCGACCGGCAGATTGTTCTCAACTCGCCTGCAATAGTAACGCCTCCAGAACTCAAGTCTTGGGTTCTTTGTTTTCCGACCGGATACAGCCAAGATAAAAAGATCGACGTGCGAGACGTCATTACCGTCGCGCATCAAGTCGCGAACGGCAGGCCCGTGCTTTGCGCTGGGAAGGCCGCTCACGGTATGGCAGAGTTTGAGAGCATAGAATATATGTGTGCTTACATTCGGGACGCGCAAGAGGTTGTCACGATCAACACGAGCACAAGCATATTGTCATCGGCACTCCGCAAAAGCTGGGTTCATATTTCGGATAGTCCGAAACACGACTTCAAGCACCCGAACCAACGCCGTATAGAGCGCAAGTTTTGACGTGAAGCCCACTTTGTGGGACTGCTCGACATATTTACAAACGATCTAAGCGCGATCATGAACGAACTGCCGCTGGCAGTCACGTTTGGTGAGCGTAATTTCCTAGCGAACCGGACAACATACCGGCGCGACAACAGCCTGGCTGATGGCGGATTCATGGATTCCGCATCCATGACTATTACGGCTATTTACGATTCTTTCGTTCAGACCATTTCTCTCGGAGATGTTCTTGTCATAGGTGGAAGGCGCTTCCGCGTTACATCAGCCGAGCTTTCCCAAGACGCCATCAGCGTCGATTTCACGCTAGAGGACATTAACAAATGAGCATTTTCTTTCCAGAAGACGAAGGCCGCGAGGTTCCAGAAACAGACTATCAACCCATCCTTCGCACCGAATTGGTGACAGGCGCAGCGGGGCCAACCGGAAGCCAAGGGGCTAAGGGCGACACAGGCGCTACGGGCGCGGGTGTAGTAACAGGCGGACTTACAGGGCAGGTTCTTGCGAAAAAAAGCAACGCCGATTATGATACTCAATGGGTAACCGGCGGCGGCGGTGGAGCGGCGATCTGGGGCGGCATTACAGGCACTCTTTCAAACCAACTCGATCTGCAAGCCGCGCTGGATAACAAGATCGCGGTCGGTGGCGTAACGTGGGGAAGCATTACCGGCACGCTCGCAAACCAGACCGACTTGCAAGGTGCGCTTGACTCGAAGGCTCTCAAGATCACGGCGATCACAGCAGGCACAGGGCTTACAGGCGGCGGTGATTTCTCGCAGTCGCGCACGATCTCGATGCTTGCAGACGTTCCTGCGGACTCGCTCAATTTCAACACGGCGGCGACCGAAGCGAATGCTATTGGCAAGATGTTTTGGAATGCAACCGAAGGCGCTCCGCAGGTCGGGCTGGCAGGCGGCCATTTGCAGCTTCAAATGGGATCAATGCTTGTTGCATACATCCGTAATGCCGAGGCAACGACTCTAAATAAGGGCGAAGTTGTTTATCTTTTCGGAGCAACGGGCAACCGCGCAAGCGTAAAGCGAGCATCTAACCAAGCTGATTCCAGTTCATCAAAAACTATAGGGCTTGTCGCTGAGAGCATCGGCGCGAATCAAAACGGCTTTATCATCACGCAAGGCACGATCGATGGACTTTCGTTAGGATCGCCGTATGTTGAAGGCGATTCGGTTTATCTCGGTAACACTCCAGGAACATTTACACGGGTCAAACCAACGCAACCAAATCACATCGTTTTTATCGGCGTTGTCGAACGAGCCAATGCTGGCAACGGCCAACTTTACATCCGACCGCAAAATGGATTTGAGCTTGAAGAGTTGCATGATGTCTTGGTGACTTCTCCACAAAATAACCAAACGATCCTTTGGAATTCAGCCGTTACACTTTGGACGAACTCAACCTTGACCATAGGAACGATCAGCGGACTCTCAGCCGATCTTAGCGGGAAAGTCACATCGGTTGGAGCTACATCGCCTGTTGTTTCGAGCGGAGGGACAACTCCGACAATATCGATGCCAGTCGCTACGGCTACAACTAGCGGATATTTGTCTTCAACTGACTGGACTACGTTTAATTCGAAGCAGGCAGGGGGAACTTATATTACATCAGTTACAGGAACTGCTCCGATAGTTTCGAGTGGGGGAACATCGCCTGCTATTTCAATTCCGGTTGCGACTGCTGCCACGAGCGGATACATCAGTTCAACGGACTGGAGCACATTTAATGCAAAGGCAAAAACGTGCGACATTCAAGTTTTTACAAGAGGAACGCTCTTCACTACAACGGCAACGGCATTCACTTCTGGAAGCCCTACAATAACTGTAGCTAGTAATGCAAATATGGTAGTAGGTATGGCTATTTCGGCGCCATTCTTGCCAGCGCAAACAAGCGGGACTCAAACGACAATTACAAACATTGCAGGAAATACGATCACAGTTTCAAGCAATGCGACATTGAACTATTCGGATCGTAACATTGCGAATATAATCCACTTTGCAGCAAATTCATACACATGGACAAAGCCAACAGGAGCAAAATCAATTGACGTACTTTGCATCGCTGGCGGAGGCGGAGGTTCTAGCGGACGTGTTAGTGCCGGTGTATTTGGAGGAGGTGGAGGGGCTGGTGGTGGATTAACATTCAGAACGCAACTTCCAGCATCCTTTATTTCAGCAACTGAACCAGTTATTGTTGGGATTGAAGGAGTGGGTGGAACAGCTACGAACCAAGTTAACTCTAACCATATTTGGGGTGGAGATGGATTTAATTCATTTTTTGGAGCAATAAGCGGGAATGCACTAAATCCTTGGTGCTTCGCTGGTGGTGGGGGTGGTGGAAACGGAACTAATGGAGTACCCGGATCAGGAAACGCAAGAAACGTAAACTCTGGTGGTAGTGGTGGAGCTGGAGGCGGAACTGCCGCTGGAGCTGGAAGTTCATTCACTACAATATCTGCAACTGGTGGAGGTGGTGGTGGAGGCGCTAACTCGACCTCATTTTTTAACGGAGGCAATGGTCAATGGGTTGTCGGAAATAATCCTATTGGCGGTCAGGCTCAATCGTCCGGTGTAGAAGGAACAAATGGAACTAATGGAACTAGCATGGGAACTTACATTCATGCTGGCGGTGGCGGTAGTGGTGGGGTTGGCGCATACACAAAAAGCGCAGGAGCAGGAGGGAGTGGTGGACTGTATGGGGCTGGTGGCGGCGGTGGCGGATGCCAAGGGACGGTGAATGCAGCCTTATTCTCTGGCGCGGGGGGCAATGGAGCGCAGGGGATTGTAATTGTGACAACATATTTCTAAAATGATAACGGACTCAACATATACTCTGACGCTGGAGAAAGCGCTAACTGATACATTTGTCCTTGCGTTACAGCAAGAGATGCAGGGCGCCTTGGTGGTAACGGCAGCGGAGAACTTTGGGACAATGACATTGCCGGCCTGCTTTGTAAAATGCACAAGGCAGCGCGAGAGTATTATCGACTCAGCAATTTTTCAATTCTCCGTCGATATAGCATTGATCGTGCAGGCCGATGACATGGATCAAATGGCAATGGAAAACTTGTGGTCGCAGGTGCTCTGTATTTCGCACGACATTACGGGACTAAAGACAAAGTTGAACGCCGTGCGTCCGCAATACGCCTTTGTTTTCGGCATCCTTCGGGACGGGCCGGTATCGCTCTCGTCAAACGAGCGGCATTTTGAGCGGTCGGTAACGATAACCGTGCACGCCGCGCTTTACGCGAGTTGACAATTTCCACGAAATATCATGCCAGCAACCGTCATCACATCATCCGTAGCGTCCGGCGTTGAGTTCGGACTCCTTCAAGAAACTGGGCTTTTGCTCAATTCTTTCTCCCGCTCCGTTCAGAGCGATAAAGCAACCGTTATGGACGCGCTCGGCGATACCGTCGCCGTGGCTTACTTCAACAAGACTGCCACGATCTCGCTCGATGGCGTTGTAAACGGCGGCGTCGCCTACGAACTCGCCAACATCCTAACCCTCGCCAACGACACGACATCCTACGGCGTTTCTGGCGGTGCAGTTATCGTTGATTCCGTTGCCGAAAAGACAGGTGCAGGCACGTTCAAAACGATCACCGTTTCCGCGACTCAATATCCCGAGATCGTCTAACAACCCTGGCTCATGCCGCTGGCTCCCCGGCTAAAGGGAGCCGCCTTTTTTTAAATATATGGACGCAAATAAGAAATTCTTTCACACGATCAACTTAAAAGCTGCTGTCGCACTCGCGACAATGGGCTTCAAAATGAACTTCCCACCGGTCACTCGACTGGTTCGCACCGACGGCAAGGAGTCAACGGAGTTTTGGTTTGAAGGCGAGAACGACAAGGGCCAAGACGCTTCTCAAATTTACCGCCAGATGACCAAGGAAGGCGACGAACTCGAAGCCAAAGAGCCAGAAAACCCGCTCTGCTACATCCGCGCAGCATTAGCCAACCGCGATGTCTTGGTGGACATCATCCGCAATACTCCGCGCCTTATCGAAGTCGAGCACAATGGAAAGCGCATTGCTATCAGCGAAAACGCTTCGGACAAAACGAAGCAGGAGATGACCAGATTTTTAAAATAATGAAAAAGACACAAAATACAGACCTAGTAAAAGACGACGAAATTCTACGCATTCAAGCAATGGAAGACGGCCCGAAGAAAGTAAACGGGCGAACATTGCGACCAATTACGGCGCTTACAATTTCATGGATGCAACGCAACGAAGTTTTTTCTGGCGACATGGATCCAGTTTGGAAGGCAGCGGCGTTTACTTTCCTGCACTCTGATCCAATGAGCACGATTCGCGGGGTCGTCAACGACCGCGACACGTTCATCAACGCCGTCGATTCATGGATCGAAAAGAACATGAAGCACCATCACGAAACGACAGGAATGTCGGAAGCGATGGGTGAGGCATTTGATCTTTACAATTCCGCTTCTCCAGCATCCGAAGGCGGTGAAGGCTCAGGAAGCCCAAACTAAACAGCCCCAACTGGCTTGCGATCTACGCCTACCGGCTAGTCAAGATCACAGGTTGGGGCTTTCAAGAGATCATGGAAGAACTGCCATTTGCGGCAGGGCTTCAAATTCTGCACGCTGACGACTACGCCAACGGACGGCATTCAGCATGGGCTAACAACAACGCCCGAGTTGATGTTGACGCTCTCGCCACTATTGAAGACACCCTAGCAAAGTATGGCAAAATTCAAGTTCGAGAGTCTGAAATTTGAGCAGATAATGAAAGACTACGCGACTATTCGCGAAGTCACCATTCCTGATGCTGTCATGCTCAACGCTCGTCTTCTTTGCGTGGAGTTGGGACGGCGCACGCAGCCGTTCGGAAATGATGATACATCTGGGAAAACTCGTGTAAAAAATGATATTGGAAAAATCATCAAGTCTCCGGTTCAACTTTTGGCAATGGCAAATAAGGTTGAAAACAAGAAGATCGGGCAACGATTAAAAATGCTGATAATGAATCAGAGATATGATGTCGTAGAGACTATCTTTCGCAATCTTGGTTTTTTAAATAAGTGGACGGGGCTTGAGTTTCTGGACAGCAAGAGCGGAGTAAAGACGCATCACCAAGATGCGCGCGTTAAGCCCACGGGAAGAACAAAAGCAAGGGGAAGCAAGTTATATATTTCAAGCGCAAATGATCTGAATACATATATCACAGAGATACAAAAACGCGTCGGTATTTCAAAAGGAGGATGGGCTGATTGTGCAAGCCAACTCAAGAAGGTGAATAAGGGAGGACTACTTACAGGCTTCCCATCATGGGTTAAAAAAGCAGCTAAAGGCGGATCTGGATCAGTTCAAGACCTAACGTCAAATATCAAAATCCCAAAGGTTATTCTTACAAACAACGTGCCTTGGGTATCTCAGATTCTTCCAGCAAGCGAACAACTCAACGCGCTTCAACTCGTCGCAACAAAGATGCGGAATCAAATGAACATGATCCTAAAAAAGAGACAAAAAGGGCTTATAGAAACATAATATCATGGCAGACGTATCAGTAACATTTGGAGCAACCGACGAAGGACTTGAGAAGACACTCAAGGCTTTGCAATCTGAGACAGATCAACTCAAGTCAAAGATGCGATCAACGGAGATGTCCGTTACTGAAGCTGGGGCTGCAATGAAAAAGATCGCTCAAAATAACGATCTTGAGAAAAAGCTGAGACAGATCGGAGATGAATCGCAGGGGTCGTCATCCAAAGTAAAATCTCTCGGAACAGCGGCAGAAGACACAGGAAAAAAAGTCGAACTCGGATTCGGAAAAATAGCCGTAGGAGCAACGCTCGCCGGAGCCGCAGCGAAGGTTGGATCAATGGCGATCGAGGCGGCATTCGCTGCCGCTCAAGGGACCGTGCAGAGCTTCGGGGCCGCGCTTGATATGGGAGGAAGGCTGAATGACCTAGCCGACCGCACGGGGCTTGCAGTTGATCGCGTTCTTCTTTTGGAACGAGCATTTCAAAATGCTGGCGTCGGGGCAGATTCACTTGGGCCAATTCTCAATAAGATGCAAAAGGCCATTGTTGATGCCGAAGACGGCACAAGTAAGGCCGCTTACGCATTCGCTGATCTCGGTATTTCTCTGTCTGAACTTAGGAACCTATCACCAGAAGAGCAACTCCGCACGATAGGAAAAGCTATTGCTGCAATTCCAGACCCAGCGCAGCGGGCATCGACCGCGATGGAGATTTTCGGAAAGTCGGGCGGTGCGCTCAACCAGGTATTCGCAAACTTCGATGACGAGGTAGAGACGGCAAAGCGGCAGCTAGGATCGTTGCCAGACATAATGAAAGCGGGATCGTCGCAGTTTGACCGCATCAGCGACAACCTTGTTGTCGTAGGCGGTAAATTTATCGAGTTTGCGGCAGGCTTGATCGACAAAGTCAAGCCAGCACTCGACGCCGTAACGACGGCGCTTTCGATGATCGACGCCGCTGGAATAGGCCAAGAGATCGGAGAGTTCTTCGTAGGCGCAGGTGAAGGAATGAAGATGTTTCAAAAAGCCGTTGATGACTTTAAGATGGGCAACTTTAAAGATGGGTTTAAAGACGCATGGGAGGCGATTGTACAGCAGGCGAAGGACACGGCAAATAGCATTTATACAAATATTGTTGCAGCAATGAAGACGGTTGGAGACTTCATAAAAGATCAATTCAAATCAAGCGGGCCGCTGGTATTGGCGATCACTTCAGCATTTGATTACGTTGCTGGATACATCAAAAAGGTAGTATCTGGATCGCTTGCGGACACATTCACAAGCCTAGGCCCGGCATTTAGTAGAATTGCAAAGGGATTAGAAGAAAGCTCTAAAGCTGGAGCGTTACAGTCAGAATTAGCATTGCAACGGATTCCGATCGCAGCAGAACTTGAGGCAAATAAAGCTAGTCAATCAATGGGGGATATTCCTGCCAACTTCAAAAAGAACATGGCTGATGTCCCGCCATTGTTCGACAAGGTCACAAAAAAGCAGGACGACGTTGTAAAAAAGACCGACGAAATCATTGCCACTGATAAAGAGTGGGAAGCGCAAGCGATGGCCCGCATCAATAAAGATGTTGATGCTTCGCAGAAAGCATTTAAGGAAAAAAAGGCGAGTCAAAAAGAATTGGCGGATGGACAAACCGCCGAAGATGAACGGGCCGCAAATGCTGAAAAAGCAAGGCAGGAAAAGCTCAAAGAATCTGCCGCACTCAAGCGTGATGAAATCGACCTACAAATCGCCATCTCCAACGCCATCGCCGACGGCGACATTAAGCAAGCCGAGGCGCTCAAGAATACAAAAGCCCTCAACACCACAATCCAAGACCTCATAAAAAGCGGCATGGGCCAGAGCGAAGCTACAAAACTGGCAAACGAAATGGCTCGCGCCGCCCGCGAAGCCGACCGAGTCAAAAACTCCCTCGCCACCAAAATCGACGAAAAGATAAAAGCCAAGGAAGAGTCCGATGCCATCGATAAAGGCGGCAGGCTTCAGAAAAAAGCGGATGAGCAGATCGCCGCAGGCCAATACAACGCCGCCCGCGCAACTGGACAACAACTCGCCCAGCGCGAAATGGATGCCTCCGTTCGCGGAACGGGAGCCAACCGAGACCGGCGGTCTATTTCCGACATCATTAAGGACTATTATGGCCAGAAGGCTCCGAGCGGCTTGACCGACAAGGAACAAAGTGAGCTTATCCGCCAAGCCCGCGACGAAGGGAAATTCAAAGACACATCAGCTCTTACTGACTTGACGAAAAAGGGGTTAGATCGCTTCAAAGACCTAGATTCAGACAAAAAAAAGCAAGATGCACTAGACAAGGCCAAGAAGGGAATGGAAGAAGGTGTGCCAGAAGCGCAAAAGGACATGACGAACAAGGCAAGATCAGAAGGTGACAAAGCAAAGGGGGATGGGAAAAATGAAACCAACAGTGTTTTGGAATCGATCAAAACCGCTGTCGAGGCGATCAAAACCGCCGTTGAAAAAATAGAACCTAAATTACCGACCGCAGCATTAAGTGCTTAAAAAATTATGCAAAAAATTTATGAAAAAGACTCTGGCGATTTAATTGCAACGCTTCCTAGAACTGTAGATACATTTCCAAGCGGATTGATTAGAGTTAATCAAATTTATGTCGGACGTAGTGACTTAAATTCAACTCATCGTCAATTATTGCAAGTCGGTAATATGCTTCCATCTGGTGATAACTCCCCATCTGTCGAGCCATTGCGGATTTTTCCTGAAGTCGCAGAAACAAAGCGCGTCGATGGATTCACTGAGTATTCTGTGACTGCATACGGGAGAGCAAATACAATAGGCCAAATATCTTACCCTATTACAGTTGGAACGGACTATGGTGGCTATGCCGTCAGATTTCCATTTATTAGAATTACTGTGCCTACTAGCTCACTAATACTTCCAACAGCACCAACATTCATACCAGATTTTATATTTTCAGACACTGCAAAAATAAAAAAACTCCCAGCCGGTTCGAGTATCGCGCAATGGGGGCCAAGCTATTTTGGGTGGGATAGCAATAATTTAGGCAGTTGGGCGTTTAGAACTATGTCAGAAGGCGATTTTACATTCAATCAAAATTTTATTTTTTACGCATCGCCACTTTCAATTTCATCTTCGCAAACTGAAAACTACGGACAATTCGATGAGTTATCACTGAATTTTTCTAGCAATTTAATTGATAGCGGATTCCCAGGGATTAATGGCGTTGGTAATGATATTGCGATCCTTGATAAAAATGAAAACTTTATAACGAATTTTTATGATTTATTCACATGGTAACTTTTAACGTCGATTTCGAGGCAAAAGTAAAAAGCGCAAAGAGCGCGTCTGGAAGTGGATACCCGGTGCAGATTTCGGCATCTGACCTAATGCAGAATTTTGTTTACGCCGCACTCGACGCAGACGATTCTTTAATCGAAAAGACAACCGGATCAGGCGGTCATGCTGGCAGAAAACTCAAGATTCCAGCCGCACCCAAGAACGGCACCCACGTCCTCGGAGTGAAAGACGGATCGTTGCAATGGCTCTCAACCGAGGAATGCTAGTATGACACTAGGCCGCACCGCTGACAACGCTATCAAAATAAAAGTCGACAACGGAACAACTCGCGCTGTGAATTGCGCGTGTTGTGGAGTTTGTGGGTGCGTTAGTGTCGCTGGGGTAATGATAGATTCGCAATTATTGAGCGACATTTTAGACAGTGCAACTACAGGAAAGCTAAACGGAAGTGGAGGCGTTTTTTTTTGGAACACAACATCTGATGGGTGGAATGCTGCACTTTATAGCAGCTCATTTGAAATTGCTGCTGTGGGATATACAAAATCAACCAAAATACTTTGCGCAAATTCAGACAATTCTATGAATGCAATTCAACTTGGCAAAACAGATGGATGTTGTGTAACTGGCGCAACTTGTACTGAATCCACAATGAATATAAATGGACACTCATTTATAGCAAATCAACTCACTTATTCTGGTTCACCATATTCAGCTTATATCGACTTTTCATGATTCCAGCTCATATTTTAAAATACAGAGCTGAAATGCTAGTTCGTTTTGGAATTGCATCAAAAAAGTTTGCATCATCCAGCTTCGCTATCACGCCCCCCGAAGCACTCGCAACCCGCGAAGCAACGTGCCGCGCCTGTCCCAAATGGGACGCGCAGGCACTCAACAACACGGGCCGTTGTCGCAAGTGTGGTTGCTCGACGTGGGCAAAACTACGCATGGCAACCGAAGCCTGCCCGATAGGAAAATGGGAAGCTGTTGACAAAAGCAACAATTAAATGGCACGCGACCTATTTATTGACATGACTAACCGCAGGCTGGCGACAAGCCTTACCAGTCTTGCACCTGCGACCGCTCCGCGATTTGTTAAAGGCGACAACGGCGCAATTAACCTTTATTTCTTGGAAGCCACAGGTAATGTATCCGCGCCTTTCAACGTAGTGGATATGACCGGAACAACGGTAAAATTCGGAGTAGGAACTCGCACGGGAATACCTGCAAGCGGTACATTCACTCTTTCATTTGGCGGAGAAACGAGCGGGGCCATTGGATTTAGCGCGACCGCCGGGGCGATCTCGTCCGCGCTAAATTCACTCTCAGCAATTACGAGCATAGGGAAAGTCTCGGTTGACGGAACGATGGCAACCAACTTTGTTATCTCGTTCAACTCCGCAGGCACACGCAGCGCGATCACGGCGGACGTCTCGCATCTCATTCCAACAACATCGGCACTCATTGACGAGCGACTTGCAGGAGATGCAACAACCGCTGAAATCCAAGAGTTGCAACTTCGCCTTGCTCCTGCTGTTTACCAACCAACTTGGACTGATCTTGGAACAGCATTGACGGTCAGCGTTGCCACAACCCTTACTGGATCGACACTCCAGAACGAAGTGCAGCGCATTTCGTTTTCACGCGCTCCATACCAAGGCAGTTACCGAGTAACGGTTCCAACCTACAACGTGGACATCGCCTCAACCGTGACGGATGGTGTTTTCATCACGTCCGCAAACCACGGACTTTCACTCTCTCAGCCTGTTGTTCTTACCGGTTTCACAGCATTAACTGGCTACACGGAAGGAACTCAATATTTCGTTCGCTCAATTCCGCAGACGACCCAGTTTTTGCTTGGAGTAACTGCTGGCGCCGTAGCAATAACAACTGGAACAGGCACAGTAACAACGGGCAGCGTAGCGACTACGATCCTACGGCAGACCGATCCGCTTGATGCAGCGACAACAGCATCCGCACTGCAAATTGCGTTGCAGTCACTCGACTCCATCGGCGCGAACAACCTAACTGTGAGTGGCATTCAAGGCAGCTATTTCGATGTCACATTCGGCGGGGATAAAGGATTCTCTGATCTGCCGATGCTCCAAGTGCAAAGCGGCTTGAGCGCAACACCCGGAAAGACGGCAGCGGTGAATTTTTCCACGTTCGGCGTACGCGACTATTTGCTCAATGCGACAAGCGCAACAGCAGATCTCGAAATCGAGCTAACCGAAAGCGGCGAACGCAACACGATCATTCTTCAATCATGCACGCTCACCGAGGAACTCATCACTCAAGCCAGTTTGACTTAATGGACAGCCACGCTTTTCACACGTTCGTTGGCACGTCCGCACCCGCTGCCGCCGTTCTGATCTCGTTCTCCGAAGTCGAAGCGTGGCTTCGCATTCTTTCGCTTTTGATGGGAATTTGCATCGGTGCGGTATCGCTGTATAAAATGACCAGACCCAAAAAACCATGAAAACACTACTCGCAAAATTGAAGGAACCGTCCACCATTCGCGGCATTGCCATCATCGGAGCCGTTGCCGGCCTGAGCTTGGAACCAGCAAAATGGGACGCGATAGGAGCGGCGCTTGCGTCGATAATCGGACTCATCGAAATCTTCCGCAAAGAAAAATGAGCGCCAAATCCATCGCGCTTTGGATGATCGTTCTCTCCTTCGCGTTTCTTGGAATGGCGTTCCTGACTTCATGCGCTGGAATGAATACTCCGTCATTATGCGTCAAGACGGATTACGGCACATTCTGCTACACACCGGAATTTTCAAAAACTCTCCACGATAAATGACGTTCGACGAACGCAGCGAGATCCAGCTTGCAACGCTCCACCCCGAAGCTCAAAAGGCCGCACGCGCCTTCCTAGGCGTTGCAAAGACCATTGCTGCAAAAGTTGGATGCGACGTTAAGATCATCAGCGGCACTCGGAGCTATATGGAGCAGGACGCGCTCTACGCAAAGGGCCGCACGATTCCAAACACTAAAATTGTGACCCGTGCAAAAGCGGG